GGGCACAAGGTAATATACTTGTTCTTGAAAATTCAAGAAGAATCCGAAGATGGGTTGGTGCTGTTGATTGTTCAGACTTATCTGTAAATGGTATGTCAAATCCAGCAGAAAGTACAGTAATGCTTGCGGAAGAATACAAAGTAATAAACGGATGGGAAGAACTGGGCCCACTTACAGAACAAGCAAGAGATGTGATATATTCTTGTAAGGAATACTCGCACGAAAATTCTAATGATTGATCAGTTATGGTATTATGATGGGATATTTTCGTCTTCCGGTTCTGGATCATCTATAGGTTCTGGATGCGATCTATCTTATGAAGATAGAGGTGAAGGACTTTCTTGCGGTGAAGGGTCAACTAATTCATATTATTCTTATGCAAATCGAGGATATGTTTCCATAGGTTTTGGTCAAGGTACAGGAACAGGTTCTGGATATGAATATGAATATGATGATAAACCAGAATGTGTTGGAACTCCTCTTGTGTATGGATATGTCCTTAATGATCTATAAGGATCTGATATGAATATATTTGATCCAAGATGTGACGATGATGATAATATTGAATATATTGGTTGGGGTGACGGAAATTCAGTAGGGTATGGAACAGGTCAACCAGAAGGATATGATCCGATTCCAAAATGTGAAACTTATCTCTTTGGTGATGAATGGGAAAAAGATGGATGTGGTGCTGGAATGTCTGATGGTTCTGGTGTAGATTGCACTGGACTTGGATTGGCACTAGGGTCAGGAATAGAATACGATGTCTATAATGAATGATGAATCAAATTATGAATATGGTGAAGGTTATGGTAGAGCCACTGGAAGTGGTTTTGACTTTGGATATAAATTCGGTCCATCCTCTAGTGGATATGGTCATGGATGTTCTGAAGGATATGGTGACTCTATCTATGAAGGGACTGGTTCTGGTAAGGCATCTGGATTTGGTTTAGAATGGAAAGATTTGTATCCAAGTGGTTGTGGATATGGGAAATCAACTGGTCTTGGTGACTTCAATGGTCATAATGGTTGGGGTTATGGTGCAACTGGAGGAACATATAATAACGAAATATAAAAAATAAATTTAAAAAACCTCTTGACATTTTTTCCTGTATCGTTTATAATAGTATTGTAAGGTTAAAAAAAAGGAGAAATGAAATGGCTTATATCAACAAAGAACACGTAAAGCAAATCAGAGAATCATTAAAGAAAGAGTTTCCAGAAATCAAGTTCTCAGTTCGCAAAGGGAATCACAGTAGTGTACATGTTACTATATTGAAGTCACCATATAACTTTAGTGACCTCCCTCATTACAGAACTAATTGTTCAACTAGTGTAAATCATTTTTATGTCCCTGACTGTGTACATAGAAGAATGTTTGAAAAAATTATAACGATTATAAAGACTGGTTCTGATAGAACTTGGTTTGATAAATCAGATTCAATGACTGATTATTTTCATGTAGCATTCTATATTCACCTTTATGTTGGTAAATTTGGTGTAGGTCATGAAATGATACCGATGGAAGAGGCAAGAAAAGAAATCAGAAAAAAGGTTGCTAAAAAGAATTCAAAGAAAAAAACCAAAGGTATCAGTAAATCTCAAGCAAATAAACTTGCCAGTGATTTCATTTCTTCTATATAAATGTGGGTGTACTATGAAAAGCGAAAAAATTATTAGACCTTGTGGTGCCGTATTATTAAATTCAAATTGTTTTGATGTTAAAGACGGAGTTGTGAGACAAATGAGATGGTGTCAAAAGGTTCAAGATTATTATTTTGATAATCCCTGTAGGGAATGCCCAAAGAAGGGGAAATGAGAAAGCAAGACAAGAAAAAAGACAAGAAGAGAGTGAGAATTCAAATCCCTTTCAATACAGGTCAACGTGTTCATAAATCCAAAAAGGATTATAAAAGGAACAAAAAGGTTGATTTGGATGATGAATGAAGAGTTTATACAAAAAGTTAAAAAATTAAGCAGGAGATATCCTCATTATAGACCTTTATGGAACAGGATTATAAAGTTCTTGGAAGAAGGTGACAGGAAGTCTGCTATGAAAACTCTAAATTCGTCACTTGGAATTGCTCTATGCGGAGGGAGTCCAGATATCAAAGAAGATATTCTGAAAGTCCTTAAGGAAGAGCAGCGACGATAAGAGGATTATGTTAAAATCTAATATATACGATTGGATCAAACAAGTCAACAGTAGAGGTTCCAATCCAAGTTTTGATGATATTATGATAAAGTTTGTTGACGATTATGAAGTGAAAGATATAGAAAATGCTTTACAAGAATTGGAAGAAGATGGTAAAATCTCTAAAGGAAACCTTTGCGGCATTCTATATTATGAGGCATGGTGATAAATTGTTAATGACAGTATTTCAAGTATGTGTCATTATGGCAATGTGAGGTGTAAAATGAATGAAAATGAAAAAGCATGGTTCTGGTTCCTTTGGTCCAGTCTTCCAAGATAAATACAATGAAAAAGAAAAAAGAACCAAATCTATTTTTGAGAGAGAAACCACTTGAAGATATGAAATATCTGGGTGTTGGTTTTTTTGAATGGTTTGCTGTTCTAGGCGCCCTTGGTATGATACTGGGGTCAATATTAAAAAATTTTTAGAGTGTTCAGGGCATTACCCTCTCCTTAATTCCTTTCTCTCTTTACCTTACACAAAAGGTAATGTTCTGAACACTTCTTAAAAAAGTTCTTGACAATTCCCAATAAAAAGATTAAAATTATAATATGAAACTTAAAGAATACTATTATGAATGGGATTCCCATCGTGAGGAGATTATTATGACCACAGAAAAACTCAAAGAGCTCGTCAAAGAATACAAAGAGAAATACAAAAAAGCAAAAACCGACGACGAGAGAGAAAGAGCAATGTGGCATCTCAATTCCTATCAAACAGAACTAATGATGAGAGATGAAAAAATAATCTAAAAAAATTTAAAAAACCTCTTGACATTCTTTACAGAATAGTGTATAATAGTAATGTAAGATAAAAAAGGGGAAGAGATGAAAATGACAGAAGAGAGAAGAAAAGAACTGAGAGAATTTAATGAGCAAGTGAAAATTGCTAGGAAAAAAAGGCAAGAAGAACAACTTGCCAAATGGAGGTCTGAAATGGACAAGAAAGACGCTGAAAGAAAAGCAAACCCTAAAAAATCAACCCCTAAGAAAGTAACACCAAAAACTTACTATTACAAGTATGATACAGATCCACTTGGTTACCAGACTGGTGACATGCCAAGGGAGAACTGGTTCAGGGACAGAGACGATGAATAATTTTGAATCATTCGGTCATGTTATCATGACCATGCTTTCAAAACACGGCGACTTTATACATGTTGATTGGATAAAAGATAATGTTCCAATTGAACACTACAAAGGTTTCATAGAGTATATGGAACAGATTGCTGAGAAACGTGGTCATAAATTAGTCTTTGGTGTTGAACATATTTATTGTTTAGGAGGGGATTTCGATGGAAGAGTATGATTTTTTATTTTTACGGAAAGCAATTAAAAAATTGGAAAAGGTTAGAAGGGAGATCAAAAAAGACTTGAAGAAAAGAAAGATGAGAAAAACCAGACGTAACATTAGAAAGTGGATAAAATGAGAAAAAGGCAAAGAACTATAAACGACAGTGATGTTATTGTGGGTGAGTATTTCACAAGTGTTTATAAATTCTGGTCTGATGGTAGATTTAGATCAAAATACTTGTATGACAATGAAGGTAATTTATTGAATGTGTTTAATTACACATATGAGATTGAAAGGTTTGATGATGGAAACAATGGTAAGTACTTCTGATTTTGAAACTTGGGATGATTATGTAAGGTATCGTGAAATTAATGGATACACTGAACATGAGTTAGATTGTATGTATGATATGGCAGAAGGTGAATATGGATTTGATGAATTTAATTAAAAGTTTGATGTTCTTTACTGTATTGTTGCTTTTATACATTTACATTCAAATGGTAATAGAGTGGAAGAATACTGACACAGGAACAAAGTATGTTGTACATGCTGAAGGTGAAAAGTATTATTGTGAAAATGTACAGAAGACTTCTTTGGATTTGATCGGGTATCATTGTAACAACAAATATCCAGTGGTTGAATTTAGAAGTCCTCATGTGGTGATCCATAGGAATGAATGATGAAAAAATTATTATTAACTTTAACAGTATTATTATCTGGTTGTGGAGGGGAAGTTCCTGAAACTCAAGATGTTGCAATGGAACCTCCTAAAAATGTTGAGATGTTTCCTCCACAAGTAGTAACAGATGTTCCGACTCCTGTCCTAAATAAAGTTGGACCAGAAGATGTTCCACTCCTAGCACAAGCACAAGTACCATCAACTGAAACACTCTCCGATAAAGATAGGTGGACAGGTGCTGCGATTGCCGCAAAAGAAGCAGGAGTGAATCAACCTCAAGGTCAGGCAGATGTAATGCAGTCAATACAAAACAGAATCCGAGCTCGTGCTTATGCGTGTAATGGGATTGCCCACTGTGTAAATATGGAAGGTCAATATGAACCAACATTCTCAAACCCTCATGGGTGGAGAAATATTAACTCCCCAGAATCAGCATCAAGAGTGTCTGGCGTTCCTGTTAAAGACATTTTACAGGTGGATAGGAATTTGAATAACCCTAACCTAAAAAGGAACGCAAAAGACCATGTAGGATGTTTTACAGACTTTCAGGGGATGTCTCAGAAAAAGTATAAACAATCTGGAGATGTTGATAGGGGTGATGGTCACAATTTCTTTGGAAACTTTTATCCAAACTCTGGATATAATTGTAAGTGAGGTTGTTATGATTACATTGGAACAAACCAAGAGATATGATAAAATGGAATTGGAACAGTTAGAAGATTTGTACACTGCAACTATTAGATCAATAAGAAGAACTGATGATGCTCAAAGTCAGATCAATCTAAATTCCAAACTGAATTATCTGTATTCTGTAATAAAAGAAAAGAAAAAATAATTTTTTTTAAAAACCTATTGACAAATCTTTCATTATAGTTTATACTAATAATGTAAGAATGAAAAAGAAAGTACAATTAATTTAAGGAGAGAAAAATGAGAAGTGCTAAAATTGAAATTCTAAACATTTTATTGGAAGATTTAAAAGAAAGAGGTCAAGTGGTACCAAATTATGGTGGATACCAATATAATGATCTTCTGTCAGTGATTAAAGGTTTGAAAGATGTTGGTGCGGTTCGTGTATCATCAAGAGCAATCAAACTATTAAATCGTGACAAATTAGATGAAAAAGTTGAATTAGTAAAAAAGTATTATTTCTAAAAGGTTAAGGAATGGAAAAGATTGAGATCAATGGAAATGTCTGGATTAAATTCAAAGGTGATGAAGATCAAGATGTTTATGTTGCAAAGTTTATGATGAAAGATAAATCTGTGATGGGTCAATTTGCTGACCCATCATCATACGATTTTGTGATTGAATCTGATACTGATTTTTATTTACCAGACGAAGTTACTGATAAAGATGGGGATTCTGATATTATAGAAAAACATCTTTTGACTGAAGATAGAGTTGCCTTCAAATTTAGAAAAAACGTTTTCAATCAAGAAGAACAGATTGGTGCGTTTGAGGGTTTGTTTGGTGCTGCTCAAGAATCTCATAACAGAGGTATGGCAGCAGGCCCAAGAAACTTCTCAGATCATAGTAGAGATTGGGTCACGCCATATCAGAAAGATGTGATAAATTATTTTGAAACCAGAAGTAATACATTACTTGGAAATGAGTTGGAAGAGATTAGAATCAAACACAAAGACTCTGTTGAAGAGAATAGAGGTGGTGTTTGGTTAAGAGCAAAATTAATGGAGGAGTTTGGAAGTCTTGAAACATTCTTTCAAACATTTATGGATAAAATATCTAAAATGAGCATTGAGGATGCTAGGAAGTATGCAACAGAGTTTAGGGAAGATTATATATCAGATACAACTTATGCTAATTCCATATGGTCAGGTATTGCTGGATTCTACGGAAGATATCCTAGGATTCCTTATGGTAGACCCACATCATACACTGATCATAACAGAGAAACCTTTGAGAAATGTTATCCCTTTGCTAGAAAATTGGATGCAGAGTTCAAAAGGTTAATGCCTGTTAGATGGGAAAGGCAGAATGAGTATGTTAAAAATGTTGATAGCAAATTCATAATAGGTGAAGATACAACATTCACAACTATTACTGTTAACACAACAACGCCGACACGTAATGCTAGAATGGCATGTCATAGAGATGCTGGATCATTGAATGACGGTTTCTCAAATTTGACTGTTGTAACTAAAGAAGGAAAAGATTGGCAAGGTGGATATTTGGTTGCTCCAGAGGTCAGAGTTGCTATAAACGTAAGACCAGGGGATTTGTTATTGATAGATAATATGAGAGTCATACACGGCAATACCCCCATAGAACCACCACAAACAGGTGAGAAGGACTTCCTGAGGATGTCTTTAGTGTTTTATTTTAGAGAAGATATGAAAGAATTAAAATCATGGGAGTATGAAAGAACTCGCAGAGAATATGTTGATGATCGCAGACTCAACCCAAGTCATCCACTTTGGAGAAAACATTGGAATGGTGTTTCCCCTAATATGTGGAAAGAACAGGAATGGTATGATTACCTCTCTTCAAAACTTGGTGAAGAAGTTTTACAAAAGTATCATCCAGAAACAAAAAAACGTAACAGTTTGGAAGGATTTTTCGCATGAGAATATTAGTACCAGTACATCAATTTAATAACTTTGGTGGGATTATAAACCACACTGAGCAATTAATTGCAGGTTTGAAAGACTTGGGTCATGAAGTTACCTTTGCTTTCCTTAAACCTTCAACTCAAAGACCTAAACCAGTCAAGATTCCAATTTTAGATGAAGACTTGATTGAACAGGGTTATGAGAGAGGTGCTGGTACAAAACTTCCAGTTCATCAGGGGAAGGGTTGGATGTCCAACTATTACTCATTCCTTAATAAAGAAAGTGTTGAAAGTTTTGTTCAAATGGCAAATCAACATGATATGATTATTTGGGAAAGTATCTTTGGATTCAAGAACAAAAAATCAAAAGGGAATACTGTTTGGTTGCCTATGATAGAAGATGTCACTGCTAAACAAGTCATGATAGTTCATGATGGAAACTTGAGGAAACTCTATCCTTGGGTGTATAAGTTTAGAAGTAAAATGGAAGGAGTTTCTTGCGTTCACGTTTCTGCTTATGAATCTGCGGAAGCAATGGATCTTCCAAGGTCTATGATACTTAATCCTCAGGTGATTGGTGACACTCCCCCTGAAATTAACTTTGAGGGTAGGCAAAGAGTCATACTATCACCTCAAACTTTTAAGAGGTGGAAGCATGTTGATGATTTAGTTGCTTCAGTTCCTTATCTTGAGGACTGTACGGTCAAAGTTGCTGGGGATGGCATAGAGAGAAGTTATATGACTTCTATAGATAAATGTAAACCAGAGTATTACTGTACCAAAGAAACCGACCCAGATGCCCCAGAATCACTTCAGGGGAATAGAATATGGGAAAACGCAATCAATCATGGTATGAAATACTTAGGTTTCATATCTGAAAAGGTTCGTGATGAAATACTGAAGGATTCTTTGTTTTTGATTGATCCTTCTTGGTCAAAGACTTATGGTGAACATTTTAACAGAACAATTGTTGATGCGATGAAGATGGGTGCTGTTCCTATTGCTGTGAACCTTGGGATTGCCCCTAATGAATCAGGTGTAGGTTCTCTATTTAAACCAAATGAGAATTACTTAATGTTGAAGTATGACTACACTCCAAAACAATACGCAGATAAGATAAACGAATATCTCAACATATCAAAAGAAGAATATGAGAGAATCGTGAGAAATAATTTTGAATTGATAAAAAAGTTTGATAGAAGAAAGATTGCGCAAGATTACATAGACTTGGCATATGGAAAAGTTTGTGGAGAGAAGTATGATACACCTCCTGTAGCAGATCCTAAGTTTGTTGAGAATTGTGAATCTATGTGGAATGAGAACTTCAGAGAAGAGGAATTGTCATCATTAGAAAGTTTTTTTTAGAAAAATAAACTTTTTTTAAAAAACCTATTGACATTCTTCCTAATGTAGTTTATAATAACTGTATAGTAATTAAAAAGATTGGAATTACAATCTGAATTTTAACAGAGATGGAAAAACATCTCGAAAGGTATATCATGCAAGCGATTAGTCATGTTATTAGAGAAAAATCTCTACAAGAAGTTTTGAATGAAGTAACTGTAGGAACTATTAACCCAGACCCAATCGGTCAGAGACCACCAGTTCAATCTGGTTGGAACAAATCTCAAGGGATAATTGATTCCATCCTGAGAGGTTTCTCTGTTGGGACAATTACAGTTAGAGATATTGAAAACGATTCAAAGAATCAAGAAATTTATCAAGGAGTCAATTGGTTAGTCCTTGATGGTGGGAATAGAATCCGTGCCATCAGAGATTTTATGAGAGGTAGGTTTGCAACTTTAAAGTGTGAAGACATGCCTGAGATAAGTGAGAAAACCTTTCTTCAACTTTCAGAAGAATATAGACTCAAACTTGAAGAAACTGTACTCCAATTTACTGTATACACCTGTAGTGATTCTGAGGGAACTCAAATCTTCAGGAGATTGAATACTGTCACACCTGTAAATCAAATTGAAATGATTATGGCAAATGACATCTCTTCTCCAGCAAAAATAATGCGTTCTCAAGTTAAATCTTACAAGGAATATGGTTATAATAAGATCAACCCTTTATTTGAACTCACTACAAAAGCTGATGGATCAATGAAACCAGTTCATTGGGCAACAGATCCCAACCCACGAAGAAAGTGGGATGAATATGTTGGAATTGCTCTTTTGAAGTCTATTGCTGGGGGGAATTTTGATGCAGGACTACAAAGGATTGAGAAAATGGTGGACGAAGATTTGGAAATCTCAAAATCTGTTTTGAAAACTGTCGACAAATTTTTTGATGATGTTAGATTGATAATGAATGAGATGGGATCTAAGAAGAAGTTGAATACAGATATATTTGCTGCTCTTCAATTGGTCTGGTTTGGGTTGCTTGAAAAGAACAAAGTCTTTAAGATTGAAGACCATAACACTTTTGCAAAAGAATTCTTTAAAGCACATAGAGAATTGACTGGAACAAACCCTTCAGAACTTGACGAAAGAACTTTCAAGTTCAACTCAGGTTCAAGGGAAAATCCTAGAACCAAGACAGAAATTGTCAGAAAGTTTGTTAGGAGAGCAATAAAGAATTTTGCCAACCCAGCAGAACAGCATGAAGCATCAAGATTGTATCTCAGTTTAATGAATATTGATGATGCTATTTTAAACCCTCAGGAGACAAGGTCTGCTGATGCTAAAACAAGGTTTGATAAGTTAGTGGAGCAAAACTATCTATGTGCTATTGATGGTGAACCTCTAAACTTTGATGATGCTGTTTGGGGTCACGACACTGCTTGGAGGAATGGAGGTCAGTTAGAAGATGGTGCTGTTATCCGTAATACTCATAATAGAGATATGGGAACAACTACACTTGACGAATACAGAATGATTCTAAATTTAAGAAAAGGTGCATAAAAATGTCCGTAGGAAAGAAATTTCTAAACACTCCCTTACAAGAGTCAGCATACAGGTTTGCGAAGGAATGCCATAAAGGACAGTTCAGAAAGGGATCCCCCAGACCTTATATTAACCATTGTACGGAAGTCGCAAGGATACTGAATAAGTTTGGATACTCTGAAGAGATAATCGTTGCAGGTTTACTGCACGACACTGTGGAAGAATCTGAAGTTACTTTGGAAGACTTGAGAATAGGATTCGGACAAAGAGTTTCAGACATTGTGAAGTATGTTACTGAAGATAAGTCACCAGGACTCTCTTGGGAGAAAAGAAAGGTAATGTATATCAAAAACCTTACAGATGCTCCAGAGGGTTCTGTAGTGGTCTCAGCAGCAGATAAACTTCATAATGTAACGGAAATACTACAAGATTGGTTGAAAGTTGGTGATGCCGTCTTCCTGAGATTCAGTGAAGGGAAAGAAAAGCAAAAGTGGTTTCACCGAAGTTTGACCGAAATGTATTTTGTAAGGAGTTTGTTTTTCGAAAACAATTCCCTATTGAAAATGACTCGAAGTATTAACAAAGTGTTAGGGAAGATGGGAATGTAAATGTTCCGTGAGATTCTGGACTTAATGCTGGATACTTTGAATGACTTACAAATGGTGGTGGTGTTGTTCGTGGAACAGTTAATTCAAATAATTAAAAGGAATCGAAAATGATTAGAGTAGTTGTATTAATAATAGTTGCCATCGTAGTGGTGAGTGCTTTGGTAAACTTTGAAGTGATATCCCTTGAAGCAATTAAGGAATATTTTAACTATTTTCTCAAAACTCCTTGACTTTCTTTAAAGAATACAGTATACTAGTATTGTAAGAATGAGAAAAGGAGAGTAATATGAGACCAAATATTGAGAACAAATACGGAAATATGGAAGAGATTGTATTGTTTTGGCCATGGGGGAAAATAAAATCTATCACTTATTTGAAAGATGGTGAACCTTTGGACAGAGTATTGTATGACGAGAATGGTGAGTATAAGGATTTCGAAAGTATGAGGAGTTATAATGAAATTTAGAAATGAAGATTTAGTAGTATTCACACCAGTACAGCAAAAGCTTTCTGAATGGGCTGAGGAGAATGGGAAACCTGATCCAAGATCATGGGAGGAAGAAATATCTGAAATATATGGTGGAAAGGTTATGACCTATTCCGAATTGAGGGGAGTCTTTTTTGATTATTATTCGAATAGACCTACTGTGAATGCAGAGGCTCCCAGTAGACTGCAAACAATTCAAAGATCATTGAATCAGTGGACTAATGCTGGATTGATCAGAAAGGTTTCAGTATAATTCATAGAATGGGGTGAAACCCTGAGAGAGGTTTGTATTATGTTTGAGAGAAATAATATTGAAAAGATTCGATACACTAATGATTCTGGATATTTGGAATTGTTTCGAGATGTGGACAGGGGAGTGACTTTGGCTTACATTCGAAAAGTACAAGATTCAGAATTTCCCTACAGGGCAAATGTTTTGTTTTATGATTCGGAACTATCTTGCCAAAACTATGATATTGCTTTGATGTATGTTTATAAGAGGTCTGGAGGTTTGGGGCATAAGTTAGAGGCAATGCATGTGTGAGAAGATTTAGAAGTCCGACCTATATGCACATGAAATTTTTTGCAAAATTTTTTTGAAAAAAGGAGTTGATTAAAAAACATTTAGAAATCCCCTATGGAAAAAGTTTTCGGGAGATCGAGAAAGACACCTACGTTCTAAACCCCCATATATGCAGCACCCCGACCCAGATATAGAGTCATTTTGCCATTCTGAACATTTCCGAAAAGTCAAGAACTATTTTGAATTTCTTTGAATTATTTTGAAGCATTCACAAATGTCCACTTTATCGCTTTTTGAATATTTGTGCACTCTCTCTGAAAAATAGTTGAATTATTTTTATAAAACCTCTTGACTTTCCTTCCTGTATATAGTATAATAGATGTATAAGGTTGAGAAAGGGAAGAGATGAGAAATATTCCAAATACTATTTTAGAGCAGAGTGTTGAGAAAGATGGTGGAGTGCTTAAGACAATTATCACTTATGGGGACAATGGTGAAGTGAAGAGCACTGAGTATGTATTTTATCCGAACATTGATATGGATGAATTCTTTATCAAGAACTATTAAAGAGTCGCAGACTATTAGGAGATTATTATGGAAAGTAAAATAGAATATTATGAAGATGGGAAAGCTACAAAGAGTGTCACATATTACCTCGGTGGCAAAGAGTTTGACCAATACTTCTACGATAGGGAAGGAAGACTTACAAGTCATATTATATTACATGACTATGGGATTCGTGATTATTCGTATCCTCTCTTCTAAATCCTTTCTCCTTTTGTTTGTTTATTGTTACAAAGACTCCTGGGATGTATCTGCGGTAGATATGTTCAGGAGTCTTTTTTGCGTTCCTTTGAAATTA